TTAATCCTGTCATTTGTGCAGCTGTCATAGTAGGAGTTTGTCCTGCTACTGTTGCAGCTGTTATAGATCCTGGTGTTGCCGCAGTTTGTTGGGCAGCCATTGTAGCACCAGGGACTGTAGCCGCTGTTACTGTTGGCACAGTTCCAGGTGTAGGTGTAGCTGCTGCTACTGTACCTTGTACCCCAGGAGTTGCTATAGCTTCACCAGGTTGCACTTGTTGCAACTGTGGTGTTACCATCGTGCCAGTTGGTAAGTTAGGTGTATTTAATAAAGTATCAATTACAGATATAACTTTACGACCACCAGCTTGTTCCATCGTTGTTGGTTGTAATGCACCTTCTGGCAATGTTGTAGTGTTGGGTGCGTCTGTTGGTTCATTAGTAGGTGGGCCACCAGGCATCACTGGTAATAAAATTCTTTCTGTCACTCCATCTCTTCTGACTACCATTCTTATCTCCCTTGTCTATTATATTTTTTATACATTCTTTTTTCGTCTTTATTTTTTGATTTTTTGTGTACTCGTGGTCGTTTCTTAGGCTTTGGTCTTTCAACGTATGCCTTAAACTTTTTAGCCATTATGGTTTAGTTGGCCACGTAGCATTTTCACATTTTTCTACAGTATCTTTACCTGCAGGAAAATCTCTTAGTTCCTGTCTGTATGTTTTCATGTCATCTGACATAGTAACATCAGATAAAGCATAGTAATCAGTCTCAGCAAGAAGTCTATTTCTTTTAGCTCTAAGATTAGCTAAAGCTCTAGCAGGGGCTGCATCTGCCCATGCTTGTTCTTCAGCATCTCTAGCTGCTTCTTCTTCAGCTGTAAACTGTACTTTGTTACCGTTTATATTATGATATCTTGGCATTGTGTTTTTCTCCTTAATTAATTCCGTATAGGCAAATATCTCCAGCGTCTATGTTGCCACTAGTCATTTTAAATCTTACTCTTGTTAAAGCTGTAGTCGTATTAAAGTAACCAGCTACGTTAAAATTTTGTGAATAGGTGTCAATAACATTATTTGTAGTTGCTAAAAAATGTTTAACAAATGTAGTTGATGCAGGTTCAAATATACGCAAATAACCAACTGTGCAATTGTCGTTATCATGGCCAGTATCATCAACAAGTGTTTGAAAACTAGTTCCTTGTGCTTGATCTATTCCAGCCATATATCCTAATGCAGCGTCATTTCCAGCTTCATTATGATATGATCTGAATATACTACTTGTAATAGTTTGATTAAAATTTGTATTTGTTCCTGTATCAACTTGAAAAGTAAAATCCTCGCTACCTCCTGGTGCATGTATATCTTTAAAAGTAAACACATATTCTTTGTATGTAGAGTCAAAAACTACATCACTAGAACCATTGATAAAAGTCAAATCACTACTAGAACTAGCAGTTAACTTTTTAATAAACACCATAGATCCAGTATTCAAAGACCCAAAGGATGATACCGATCTAACTGCTCTATCATTAAGTGTAACTATGCTCATTATGAATCCTTTATTCCATAGAGTTTAAATGTACCAGAATCTATATTGCCACTAGAAAATTTAAATTGTATTTCATCTATAGCACTTGTAGTATTTATGTATCCTGCTGTTTGTAATCTTGTTGAATAATTAGAAGCATTATAATTATTTGATGATGCAATAAAATGTTTTACAAAAGTTGTAGATGCTGGGTTGAATAAATGAAGTTCTCCAGAAACAGATTGGTCATTATCATTACCTGTATTATCACCTAAATTTTGAAAACTAGTTCCTTGTGCTTGATCCATACCTGTATTATATGATAATGCAGTTCCACTATCACCCTCATCGTGATATGCATTAAAAGTAGTTGATGTAATAGTTTCATTGTAGCCACTACCACCAGATGCATTTGCTTGAAAAGATAAATTAGCACCGTCTGTTGCTGGATGACAGTTTATATATTTAAACAAATAAATAGGATAAGTAGAATCCAATACTACATCATCACTACCATCTACGAATGACAATGTAGCACTAGAACTAGCAGTTAAAGTTTTAATATGTGTTAACGCTTTAGCTGCCCCAGGTATGGCTGAGATATTTCTAATGCTTCTATTGTTATAAGTTACAATTGACATTATGAAACCCCGTATAATTTAAATGTTCCAGCATCTATGTTACCAGAGTCAAATTTAAATTGAACACCATCAATCGCTGTTGTGGTATTACAGTATCCAGCTACAAAAAAATTAGTATTTTGAAGTCCACCATCATCTACCATCGCATGAGAATTTGCTATAAAATGTTTTATAAAAGTTGTAGACGATGGGTCAAATAAATTAAGTGTCCCAGATACTGATCCATCGTTGTCATTTGTTACAGAGTATGCTAAATTTTGAACCCCTGTACCTTGAGCTAAATCACTTCCCGATGCATATTGAAGAGTTGCTGGACTATCATCTTCTCCATGATGAGCAGTAAAAAAAGTTGTTGTTTTAGTTGCATCATAAGCTGTGCTACCATCTCTAAAATTAACAGTAAAATCTTGATTATCCGTTGCTGGATGCACGTTAATATATTTTATAATATATTCTTTGTAGGTAGAATCTATTCCACTTGTAAATTCTACTGTAGCACTACTACTAGCTGTTACTGTAGATATCAATACTAAGCTACTACCAGAAACACCTGAAGGAAAACTGGTAATGGATGCCATGGATCTGTCATTGCATACATTAATTGACATGGGTTATGCTCCAAACAATGCTGCTATCTCGTCATCTGTTAATGCTTGTCCAGCTTTTAATTTAGCTTTACCTGATGTTCTTGCATTTGCTTTAGCTGTATCAGCATCTTTTAATTCTTGTATTTTAGCATTAATGTCAGCCTCACTAGGTATTGTTGCACCTTCTTTTATAATTTTAATATGCTGGTATTGCATACGTTCAGAGTTAGGAATTTTATTTCCATTATCATCTTCTTTTTTCCAACCATACCAATTAGGCTTGTCGGTATTAAATTCTCTTAAAGCAGCTTGAAAATAATCTTTAATCATTTTACGTATCTCCTAATCTTATAAATGTAGCATGAGTTTCGTTTTGACTTGTTGAACCTCTTAAAATAGTACCTGAAGTTGATCTATAGTATCTAAATTTACATTTATGAGTTGAGGTATCAGTAACATCAAAAATAAATTCTGCCATTCCAACACTATATACACCATTACTATGCATACTTGCATAAGTTGCTGTTTGTTGTGTGTAATCAGAATTATTAACTGTTGTATTAATTTTTACATCCACTGCACTATCTGCTTGACTACCACCAATTACATCATAAATAATTCTTATTAAATAAATTCCTGTTGACGGAAAAGTAAAAATACCTGATGATTCTGTCATTCCAGTTCCCAGTTGTCCAAAACCAGAGTTATCATTTCTTTCCCAATTTGAATCAATATCTTGATTTCCACTACTTGACATTGAATTATCTGCGGTCAATCTCCATTGGTCTGCCATTGTAATTCCACCACCTTTAATTAATGAGTAATCAATTCTTTTAATCGTACCTGCATCTGAAACAAGAAATTCGTCTGTATCGTCAGGCTCAGCTGTTAAAGCTGTTTGCCCTGAGATAACATCATTATTTAATTTAGCAGCAGTCACAGTATCATCAGACGGCTGGCCCAAGTCGAGCACGTTACCTAATATTTGAACGAAGTCAATTACATCCCCTGTCGCCAGATTCGAAGCGAAGGTCATCGTACTACCTGAGATTGTAAAGGATGATCCTGGTTTTTGTAGGATACCATTTAAACTAACCAGCATATGATTAGCTGATTCTGGGGCAACGTTTACGCCTCCTACTTGTAAAGTGTAGGCTGCCTGTCCGTTTACGACTGATATCGCATCACAGACCTGAAAGTTTCCTACTGTTGGTTGTTTTCCTATATAGGGCATATATTCTCCTTAATTAATTCCATATAATGTTATTGTTCCTGCATCTATGTTGCCTGATGTCATTTTAAATTGTACTGCATCTACCGCACTTGTAGTATTTCCATATCCAGCAATAAAATTACTTGTTGAATAAGTAGACGAATAATTAAGTGTTTCACTAATAAAATGTTTAACAAAAGTAGTGCTACTAGGATTAAATAAGTGAAGTGTTCCACATAAATGTTCGTCAGCATTTGTAGCAATTGGAAAAGTTACCTCTGTTGTTAATTGTTGAAATGCTGTGCTTTGTGCTAAATCAGATGAGGTAGAATAAGATAAAGTCGTATCACCATCACCTTCATCATGTCTTGCGTGAAAAGCTGTAGTTGTTTTAGTTACGTTGTAATTACTACCTGTATCTGCTGATAAATTAAATAAAAAATGTGCATTTCCACTTGGACTTGGGTGTTCTCTCCT